AAACGAACAAAGGATAAATCTCGTGTTAAGATCACTAATATTCCGCCTGAGAGTTTTCGTATTACCCGTGATGCAAATTCGCTTGATGAAGCTGCTTTTGTGGGTATCCAATTTACCACAACTCGTTCGGAGTTACGTAAAGAATATCCTGATTCGGTAGACAATATTAATTGGGATGAAGTGGGGGATGGCTCTGCTGATTGGGCTACTAAATACACAGAAGAAGAATCTGCACGTAAAAACGTAGTAGGTGAAGAATATTGGATAGGCGGTAATGCGAAAGAACTTTTCCCATTAGAAGCCAACCAAGAAGTAACAGTTATTAAATGTTGGGTTCGTGTAGACCGAGATGGTGACGGTATTGCTGAACTTAAAAAGCTAATGATTGCTGGAGATGTAATCCTATCTGAAGAAGATGTGGAACAAGTTCAATTAGCTTCATTATGCCCATTTGAAATCCCATTTGAATTTCACGGTTTATCTATGGCAGATATGAGTAGACCTTCTACTCTTGCTACCACAGCTATCCTTCGTGGATTCATTGAAAATACTTACCTTACTAACTACTCTCCTAAGTTAGCTGATCCTAACGTAGTAGACTTTTCTGCTCTGCAGAATATGAAACCAAAACAGATTATTGCTACTAATGGTAACCCCATGAATGCGGTATCTGCTTTGACTCCTGACACAATTAGTGCGGGCACAGTACCATTATTAGGTTTCTTACAACAGCATAAAGAACAAGCTACAGGCTTGTCTAAAGCTGCTCAAGGACTTAATGATACACTTTATGTTTCAGGTAATTCTGAACAGAAAGTACAACAAGTACAAAGTGCTGCTCAAATCCGTATTCAGTATATTGCACGTCGATATGCTGAAACAGGTATCAAACGATTGATCGAGGGTGTTTACAAAACACTGAAGAAAAATCTTCGTGGTAAATCAGTTAGGTATCTTGATAGCCATAACTACTTTAAAACAGTAGAATTAGCATCTCTTCCTGATGACATGATTGTAATTGCTGACGTTGATGTTGGTGAAAACTCTAATCAAAATGTCTTAAAGAAGATGAGTGTTGTTGGTCAACAAGTACTTCCCGCTTTAATACAAGCTGGAGCTGGTGGTGTAGTATCACCTACTGCTGCTATGAAGATTGCTGCTAAAACCATAGAAGCTCTAGACCTCGACCCATTAGACTATTTGGTAGATTTCAATGATCCAAAATTCAAAGATCAAGCCTTGGAGACTAGAAAATCCGAGATACAAGCTAATGAAAAGAAACGTCAGTTGGACGAGCAATTGGTACAATTGGATATTGCTTTAAAGAAAGCAAATATAACATTTACTAATACTCAATCACAAAATGCTGTTCAAGATAATACTAAGCAACTTATGGTAGCTCTAGATAAGAGTTATCAAGAATGGGCTAAGCTTTATATTGAAGCAGCTAAAGAAGGTGTTGAATTACCAGAACGACCAAACGCAGGGGAACTTCTCGGTGTAGCGGCTTCTATTATAGGCGACCCTTTACTAGACGAAGATAAGTTAGAAACAGAATCACCTGAAGCAGAACAGATGGAACATCAAGGTCCTGCTGCTGCTCCTGAAGCACAATAAAGATTAAATCCAGAGGTTAACCCCTCTGGGTTTACTTATACATACTCAAGAAGAGGAATATGGAAAAGTATAAGAAAGGTTTTGAAAGTAAAATCAAACCTAAAGTAGACCATGAAGATGGTGAAATGAAAGTAAACCCGTTTAGAGATTCCCAATTTGCTTTGACAAAAGCGGCATTTGCTAAACAAGACAGAGAGCAGTTTTTCTCTGATGCGTACTGTGATATTCTTAGTGAACTATTTATTAGTTGGCTAAAGACAGAACCACATTGTACTAAAGAACGAGAGTACTTATACCACGTAGCTATGGCTCTTGGTAGTGTCAAAGAAAGATTAGTTCAAATCGAGCAATTCGGTAAGAACGCTGCTTACATCCAACAAAAAGAAGAGAAAGTTGATGATGAAAACTGATGTATACACACGGGCTATCGCAAGCTTGAAGAAAACACAAGATGCACTCCTTAATGAAATCTCTATCGCTGATGGGCGATCAAGAGTACATGCTCCTACATTTTTCTATGTAAGTGAGTCAATTAAACAAATTAAGGAACTTCAGTTAGAAAGTGCTATTAAAGCACCTGTAACTATTGCAGAAACTGAAGAAGTAATTACTAAGCCAGTAGCTAAAAAAGTTGCTGCTAAGAAAAAATAAGGACACAAATAAATTATGAGTACAACACCTGATCTCTCTACCCGTACAGAAGTTAATGATACTTCTATGGATGACGGATACGTTAACTCAGAGTCAGAAGCGAAAAGTCTTGATGACATTCTTCGTAACTCTCCAATGCGAGACCGTTTAGGTCTTCCAGACGATGAGGAAGAGTCTCTACCAAAAGAAGACGATAGCGACCCGACTCCAGATGAATCATCAGAAGAAGAAGCCCAAGAAGAGACTGATGATGAATCTGAAAGTGAAGTAGATGACGATAAGACAGACGAAGAGTCTGAAGAAGAAAGCACAGATGAGGATGACAAGTCTACCCAAGACTCTGAGCAGATTTCTGAAGAGGATATCGACTGGGAATACAAGATCCCTATTAAAATTGATGGGGAAATCCAATATGTAACTTTGGAAGAAGTTCGTAAAGGTTATTCTACTGACCAACATCTATCTCAAAAAGGGCGTGAACTTGGTGAACTTAAGAAACAAGTTGAAATCGAGCGCACAGAAAAACTAAACGAGTTAGTACAACTAGGTACTATGCTTCACGAAAATTTATCTAGTGAAGAAGAAAAACTAGCTGGTGAATATCATCGTCTTAATTCTGAACTGCAGACAGCAAGAGATAATGATGACACTTACACAGCTCGTGAACTACGAGAGCAAGTTGAAGAAGCTCAATCTAAATATTGGGAAGTTCGAAACAAACGTGAAACGCAAGTTAAAGCGGTTGCTGAGAAACTCAAAGAAGAGCAGAATCAAGTTAAACAACAATGGTTAAAACAATTTCAAGAGGATATTCCTTTAGCAATTCCTGGCTTTAACGAGCAAATAGCTAAAGATATTCGTACTTTCGCAATTAGCGAAGGTCTACCTGAAGAACTTTTAAACCAAGTGTATGATGCACGAGTAGTAAAATTTATTGATGATTATCGTAGGTTAAAAACTGCGAAAGACAAAGGCGCTGAAAAGCGTAAAAGTGCTCCAACTAAGAAATCGATACCTGTAAAGAAAGGTAAATCGATGGACGATATTAAAGCAACTAAAGTCAAATCAACAAGGGATAAAGTTTTAACTGGAGTCGGTAGTGAGAGAGAACAATTAGATTTTCTCAAGAACATTTCTTCTGTATCCAAGAAACTATAATAATAAATAATAACATTCTTTTGGAGAATTAAATATGGCTGGACGTACATTTGCAACAGGCGGTCCTAAGGCTGCTGCTGGTGCAGCTTCGGTAAACGCTTCTGAACGTGAAGATTTAGCGAATTTCATTTCTATGATTTCCCGTGACGAGACTCCGTTCTTGTCTTCTATTGGTAAAACCAAAGCAACTGCTGTTTTGCACGAGTGGCAAACAGACGAATTGGCAACTCCTGCTTCAGGCGCTGTTGCTGAAGGTGTAAGCTACTCTACTGTAGCTGGTGCACAAGCTGCTGAACCTTTGCGTACTCGCTTAGGTAACTACACTCAGATCAACTCTAAATCAGTTACAGTTACTGGTACTAAACGTGCTGTTGACCAAGCTGGTGTTGCTGACGAATATGCTTACCAGCTCAAGAAGCGTGGTACAGAACTCCGTCGTGACGTTGAGTTTGATTTGGTTTCTAGCTGGCACGACAGCAATGGTTCAGGCACACGTACCTTTGGTGGTTACCAAGCTTGGGCTAATGCCGTTGTAGTTAACGCTGGTGAAACAGCTGCTTACACAGCACCTACTACTGTTGGTATTGGTGATGCGGGTACTATTACTCGTGGCACTTCTGATGCTAACTTGGGTGAACTTGAGTTGTCTCATGTTGACCAAGTAATGCAAGCTATCTACCAAAATGGTGGTAAGGCAACTAAGTTGATGGCTTCTCCATCTGTTCGTCGTCAGTTTTCTGCTAAAGCACAAGCTGCTGGCACAAACGTACGTCGTAATATTGATGAGAGCGGTAAGCTCCGTCAGTCCGTAGAAATCTACGAGTCTGATTTCGGTGATGTTATCGTTGTTCCTAACTACATTATGGGTCTAGGTACTAATGCAGATACTTCTGTATTGGTTTACGATCCAATGTGGTTTAACTATGCTTCTTTGCGCCCACTGCAAGAAGTTGATTTGGGTCAACTCGGTGATTCTATCATCGGTCAATTGGTTGAAGAAGGTACTCTCGAGTGCCGTAATCCAAAAGGTTGCGGTTTGATCGTTGGTACTGGTGTTTAATCAGTAGATAAGTAAACTATAAGGGGAGAGTTAATTCTCTCTCCTTATTTAATTTAAGGAATAAGTATGACCTA